TCATATGTCCTCAGACTTCGCCAAACGGGTTCCGAAGCCCTCGTCAAAGCCTGGCTCGAAGGCGATTGGAACGGCGTCGATGGAACCTTTTTCTCCGAATTCGACGAGAAAAAGCACATCATTCGGGGAAATCTGGTACTCCCACCGCATGTTACTCGCTTTCGCGCCCTGGACTGGGGATCTGCCGCCCCGTTTTCCGTCGGTTGGTACGCAGTTTCAGACGGGACTTTCGGGTACGCTAAAAACGCCCTGGTCAAATACCAAGAATGGTACGGCTGGACTGGAAAGCCTAACGTTGGTTTGAAAATGTCCGCGAATCTCGTCGCGCAGGGGATTCTCAAACGCGAAGAACGTTTGAAGCCCCTCTACGGCGTTGCGGACCCTTCGATTTTCGCGAATAACGGCGGCCCTTCCATTGCGGAAATGATGATGGTCGAGGGGTGTATTTGGTTCCGTGGTGACAACGCGCGGCAGCCGGGCTGGGAACAAATCCGCAAACGGCTAGCCTCCGGGGATTCCCAAGAAACCACACTTCTTCTGTTCCATGAATCCTGCGAATCGACAATCCGAACCTTCCCGTACATTCAGCACGCTGAACGAAACCCCGAAGACCTAGACACTGACGCGGAAGACCACGCGGTTGACGAAACACGCTATGCTGTCATGTCGCGCCCGCTGACGCGCGAGGAAAAACTCCCCTCCCCAAACGGTATCGTTTCAGGCGCTCGTGCCTACCCCACTATTAACGAACTGATTAAGCGCCAAGCCGCGCGGAATCGCTTATCTTCCACCAGGTACTAATCATGGCTCTCGATAACACCCCCGCCCACGAAACCGCAGAATCGGCGCAAGTCGAAGCCGGCGAAGATGCAACCGGCGAAGAAGCGCATTCGGCCGAAGACAAGCACAAAGCCGCGAAGTTGCTCGATTTGGTAAAAGTCCGGGAGCAGGAATTCGAAAAAGGCTGGTGGAAACGCGCGGAAAAAGCCTATGATATCTACTCAATGGATACCAAGCACCAGCATGAGGAAGATACGCCGTATAATATCCTCTACTCGAACACGGAAGTGCTTCTCCCGGCGCTTTACTCCGCCACACCAAAACCCGATGTTCGCGCTCGGTTCAAAGGGGAAAAGCTGAAGCCCCTGCCGGAAATGCTGGATCGGTTTTTGACTGTTGCCGCTGATTCTTCGACGCCCGGTGGCGAATCCCTCAACGGTGCAATGACCGACGCGGTTCTTAGCTCCCTGGTTCCCGGTATGGGATATGTCCGGCTTCGCCTGCGCGAAGAACTCCCGTTTCCGCTAGTCTATGAATCCGGGCATTATAAGACCCTGATCTGGGGAAAAGCCACGCGCTGGTCTAAAGTCCCCTGGGTGGCCTTCAAAATTCCCTTGTCCAAAGACCAGATGTTTAAGCAATTCGATATAAACCTCGAAGACCAACAAGCGGGGTATGTTCCCTCCTCCGAAGCCGACGATGAGCGGGATAACTGCTGCGTCTACGAAATCTGGGATAAGGCTTCCCGGAAAGTCTATTTCGTTTCGGAAGAATGGCGGGATAAACTCCTGCGCGTCTCCGACGACCCGCTAGGTCTTGAGGGCTTTTTCCCCACCCCGGGTCTGCTACTCATGACCGCGAAACCCGGGAAACTCAGCCCAGTTCCGCTGTATAACTACTACCGCAACCAAGCCGAAGAGCTAAACCGCGTCACCGTTCGCTTGAATAAAGTCCTCTCCGCCATTCGCGTGCGTGGGGCATATAACGGCCTCCTCGGGCAAGACCTGGCGCGGATTCTCTCCTCGGACGAACTCGAAAACGAACTAATCCCCGCTGGTGAAGCTGGCCTGCTCGCGCAATCGGGCGGTTTCGATAAACACATCTGGCTGCTTCCTATCGAAAAACTAATCACCGTCGCGCAGGAACTCTACAAAGCTCGCGAGGCAATCAAACAGGTAATCTACGAAATCACCGGAATTTCCGATATCATTCGGGGGTCTAGCGTCGCCAGCGAAACCGCAACCGCGCAAGACCTGAAAAACAAATGGGGCACTGTTCGCCTGCGCAGGATGCAAACCATCGTCGCGGATTACGCGCGGGATCTATTCCGCCTTACGGTTGATTGCGGCTCTGACCACATCACCCCGGATCGGTGGAAGGAGATTATCCAAATGGATATCCCTACAGAAGCGGAAAAGCAAGTCGCGCAGCAGACTGTCGCGTATTTGCAAATGGCGCAGGCTCAACAATCTCCGCAAATGCCTCAACCGCAAATGCCCGGCCAGCCTCCGCAGCCCCAGGCTCCCCCGAATCCGCAGCTTCTCGCCGCGCAGAAAACCCTGGCCTCCCCTTCCATGGAGCAGCTACTCGGGGCAATCGCCAAAGACCTGCATCGGACGTTTGTCGTGAATATCCAGACTTCCTCCACAGTCGATCTGGATACCGCCCAGGATAAGGCCGAGGTTGGAGAATTCATGAACGCGATGGGTCAGCTACTCGCAGGGCTTCAGCCTCTCGCGCTGATGGGCCCTTCCGGCGTGGAAGCGATGAAGGCTATTCTCGTGGCTGTCTGCCAGCGGTATAAATTCGGCATTGATCTTTCCGATGTTATTCAGGCAATTCAACCCCCGCCGCCTCCGCCCCCGGAGCCCGGCCCGCCGATGCCGAGTCCCCAGGAAAAAGCCGTGGCCGACGCTGAGGCCCAGGTTAAACTCGAAGAAATTGCCTCCAAACGGCGTATTCTCGCGGCTAACGAAGAACTCCAGCTTGCGGAAATTCAAGCCAAGCGCAAGAAGCTTTCCATTGATATTGACGCGGCTGAATTGCAACTTGCAGCAAAGCGGCACACAATTGCGACGAAAGCGGCTGAACCCAAGCCCGCGTCCCGTTCACCGAAGCAATAAAATGCCCCTCTACTCAATTGCCTGTCAATGCGGAGAAACAGACACCGTATTTCGGAAACTCTCCGAATACGATGATCTGCCGTATTGCCATTGCGGGCTAAGGTTTGAGCGGCGTATTACCGCGCCGATGATCGGGGGGTTTTTTGAGCCCTACGTCTCCCCGGCAACGGGGAAAGTTATAACCTCTCGCAACGCCCAAGCAGATGACCTAAAACGCTCAGGCTCTATCCTCTTCGAACCCGGCCTAGACCGGGATATCGCGCGAAACAAACAATCCTCAGACGAAAAAGCCTTCGCGCCAGTCGCGGCGGCAGTCGATGAAACCGTGCGGAAACTTGTAAACACCGGCAAACTGGAAGCCTAAAATGCCCCCATTCGAATCAGATAGCTACGAATCTTTCGACGTTGACTCGGTTGTAAGCGATATCGCTTCCAGCCTTTCCCCGAATGCCGGTGAGGGGGATTCCCCCCGCGCGGATGAGAGTGCCTCTGTGGAATCTGGGGAATCCCCCAGCCCAGCCCCTGCGCCTGTTTCATCCGCGCCCGCTCCCTCGCCGGCCCCCGATACCGGGATTACCCCCGGGCAAAACTCCGTCGCTAAGGCTCTTCCGAAAGCCTGGAAAAAGGACATGGCTCCGCACTGGGAAAAACTCCCGCCGGAAGTCCATGACTATGTTTACGCCCGCGAAGAAGACGTTATGCGGGGTATTCAGCGTTACCAAAGCCAGGCCCAGCAGTGGAATTCCCTGATTGAGCCTTTCGCCCCGATTTTTCAGCAACACGCGGATGTAAAACCCGTCGAACTGATGCAGTCGTTGATGAATACCCATCTGCGGCTCCTGAACCCTTCGATTCCGCCCGAGCAAAAAGCCCAGCTGGCTCAACAGATTCTCTCCGATTACGGGATTTCGCTCGACCCCGCGAATCAGCCCCCGGCGGAAGCTCGGCTTCAACAAGAACTCCAAACGCTTCGCTCGGAACTCAACCAAATCCGCTCTGGGCTAACCCAGCGTCAGCAGGCCGAATACGAATCCGGCGTGCAAAAGCAGCTTGATACCGTAAACGCCTTCGCTGCCGACCCGAAAAATGAATTCTTCAACGAAGTGGGGCCTGACATTCTCCGCTTTGTCCAAACTGGCGTGGCTAAAGACCTCGCCTCCGCTTATGAAATGGCCTGCTGGGCTAATCCCGCGATTCGTGCAAAGATGCTTGCCAAACAGCAAGCGCCGGCACCCGTGGTAAACACCCCGCGCGCTAAGAATGGGCAGTTCGTGAATATTGGTTCCGACAATACCCCGCCGACTCGCACCCGAATTGGCTCGATTGACGACACCATCAATTCCGTGATCGCGGCTCATGCCGCAAAACACTAACTTTTCTCTGGAGCTGTAAATGGCCTCTCCGAATGCAATCTTTACCGAGATTGTCTCGACGACCTTCCGCAACCACTCGAAGGAAATCGCTGACAACTTCACGAACCACAACGCGCTTTATCGCCAGATGGCGAAAAAGGGCAAGACTCGCTCTGAGTCTGGTGGTTACTCCATCGTCCAACCGCTGGAATACGCCGCTAACGGCACGTACCAGCGTTATTCTGGCTTCGACGTGCTGAACACGGCGCAGTCCGACGTTTTCACCGCGGCTGAGTTTAACTGGCGCCAAATCGCGATCAACGTCATTTCGTCCGGCTACGAACTGCGCATCAACGCAGGCCCGCAGCGTCTGGCGAATCTGGCGAAGTCCCGCATCAAGAACGCGATTAACACCTTCGCGAACAACTTCTCTGCCGATATGTACGCCGATGGTTCTCTCACGAACCAAATCGACGGCCTGCAAAAGATCGTGGCGGATACTCCGACGAACACCGTCGGCGGCATTTCTGCTTCGACTTGGGCTTTCTGGCAGAACAAGGTGCAATCCGCCGCAGCCCCGCTGCAAGGTGGCGCCGCGATTACCCCATCCGCCGTCGCTGGCGTGATGGAATCGCTGATGCTCCCGCTGCTGATCGAGCAAACTCGTAACAACGACAAGCCCGATATCATCGTTTCGTCGAACGATTACTTCCAGTTCTACGAAGGTGGCCTGGTTTCGAATAAGCGTTACGTCGGTGAATCCGAAGCCAACGGCGGTTTTATGAGCCTGATGTATCACGGTATCCCCGTGATCTTCGACGGCTCTTCCGGCATGGCTGCTTCCCGCATGTACTTCCTGAATACGAACTACCTGGAAATGGTGACGCATTCGGATGCCAACATGACCGTCATGGACGAAGCGAAGCCCTATAACCAAGATGCGGTGGTCGTGCCGATTCTCTGGATGGGCAATTTCGTCTGCTCGAATCGCGCCCTGCAAGGCGTGCTGAAGGCTTAATCCTCTACCAAGGACACAAAATGCGTCTCGCACCTATTTCTCTCCTGGGCCCGCGCCTGCTGGATTTCTCCGCGTCTGACGACGTGAAAGAAATGGCGCTCGGTACTCAAATCGAAGCCGCTGGCACGGACTATGACACCACGGCAAACGTGCCGAACTGGGGCGCGGCAACGCTGCTCTACGTTTCGAGCACGGCCGCTGCGGCGATTATTCCCGGTACGCTGGTGGTTCTGGATAAGAACTTCCGTATCGCTGCAACCGCAGCCTCCGAGGCTAACACCGGCCGTCCGGTTTATGTCGCGCTGACGAACTTCGCTATCGGTTCCACCACGGAACAGTACGGCTGGGTTCTCCGGCAAGGCATTGCCCCGGTGGTGTATTCTGTTGCCGCGACTGCCGGTAACGTGTACGGCGGCACTGCTGGTAAGGCCACGCCGACCGCTGCCGCGGGTATTCAAATTCTGAATGCTCGTTGCATCATCGCTGCGGCCGGTTCTTTCACCCGGAACGGTACTACCCGCACGGGCTCCTCGCGCGTTCGCTTGCCTAACGTGGCTGGCGTGTTCGTGGGCCAGGCGATTTCCGGCACGGGTATTCCGGCGTCGTCGGTGGTTTCCTCCATCGACTCGAACGGTACGGATGTGATTATCGGCTCGGCCATCGGCACGCCGGTTACTGCAACCGCGACCGGTACCGTGACGGTCACGTTTACCCATACGGGCTACGGCATCTGCCAGGTGGATAACGCCACCTTCCAAAGCCAGATCACCTGATGGGGGTGTTGGGGCGGATTTGGGATCGTCCCTTCCGCCCCTTTTTTGTTCTACTTCAACTAGAAAGACTTTCCAAAAATGGGAATCGTCGATAACAACCGTCCCCCATATGTTGTCTGGGAAACCCGGGCAGTCGAAGATCGTTCGCAGGAAATCGAGAAAGGCCACTACGGAACTCGGGATGTGGACTTCGCGATTATCACGCGCCCAGGTGACCGGGATACGCTGGATAAGGAAGCCAAGGTTTGGCTTTCGGAACTCCGGGAAAAGGCGCGGAGCGGGACTATCCCAGATCTGTGGTACAACGCGTTCCAGGATTCCTACGACCGCTGGAAAAAGGGTGAGGAGGTTCCTGAGACTGGAACCCCGATTAAAACCTGGCCCCTAATCGGACCGTCTGCTCGCGCGGATATCCTGCGTGCGGGTATTCGCACCGTCGAAGACCTAGCCGCGTTGTCGGATTCTGACCTGCGCCAGCTTGGCATGGGGGCGGTTTCGTTGAAGCTCAAGGCTCAAAATTTCCTAGCCGCCTCTGAAGGCCCGGGAAAACTTGCGGCTCAGACTGCCGCGCAGGCGCAACAAATCGAAGAACTCGCGAAGGTCGTCAAGGCCCAAGCGGAAGAACTCGATAAACTCCGTAAGCTAGTCCCCGCGCAAAAGGCGTAAAACATGACCACGGTTCTGCAACACGTTCAGGATTTCTGCGCAAAGCAGAATCTTCCTTCCCCTAGTGCGCTGGTGGGGAGTACGGAAAAAAGCGTCGCGCAGTTCCGTGGGCTTCTGTTGGACCTGAGCCGGGAGCTTTTGGAATTCCGCTGGGAACAGCAGAAGATCAGAAAAACCTGGACCTCAGTCGCTGGGCAGGATCAAGGGGCTCTGGAGGATATCTTCGGCGCGGGGTATCTTTCCCTGGTCCCCGGCTCTGGCTGGAATAACACTCGCCGGATGCGAATTTACGGCCCGTTAGCTGACCAAATCTGGGCGGCTTTGCAGGTTCTCCCGAACGCTGGCCCGGAGTTTCAATGCTGGGTTTCCGGCGGGCATTTGTATGTTTCCCCCGCGTTTGTTGCGGGGGAAACACTGTCTTTCATCTACCAGACAAAATACGGCGTGCAGGCTTCCGACGGCACGGCGAAAGAACGCATCACCGCGGATGACGACGTTCTGCTTTTCCCCGACAACGTGGTTTTTCGGGGGCTTGAGTACAAGTGGAAAAAGCAAAAAGGCGAAGCTGGCTGGGAGGATGATTACAACGTCTTCATCGGCCTGGTCGCGAAGAACCTGGTAAAAGACGGCGCTCCGACGCTTACCATGTCCCCGAACCGCCGCGGCCCGCAGCCGGGTATTGTTATCCCAGCGGGGAATTGGAATGTTTAAGAACCGCACCCGGCCAGTTCAGAACTCGCTGCGGAATCTTCCGGCTCCGGTTGGGGGCTTGGATGCCGTTTCGTCGATCATGACGATGGCAGAAAACCGCGCGTTGGTGCTGGAGAATTTTCTTCCAAAACCCGACGCGCTAGTGTCTCGCCCCGGGTATATTCAGCATTCCATCGGCTACGCAAAGCCGGTTTTGTCTTTGCACACCTACGCTTCTGCGAATGGCTCGGAATCCCTCTGGGCGACGACGGATGATGGGATATTCAACGCTACTACGGCTGGCGCGGTGGGAGCTGCCGCGATGGCGCTTACAACCGGCGCGACTATTGCCAGCTCAATCTCAACCGGCGCGGGGAGTTATCTATTCCTGGTAAATGGCCAGGATACGTTGAAAACCTACGACGGGACAACTTGGACTTCGGTCGCTACCCTCGGCGCGACTGCGACTTCGAATTATTCCTACGTCGAAACCTACCGGCAGAGGCTGTTCTTCATCCGCAAGCATTCGCTGACGGTGGAGTATCTCCCTCCGAACTCGATTTCTGGAACGCCTATCTCCTACCCCCTCGGCGCGGTGTTTCGCGGGGGTGGGGAAATTGTCGCAATGGCAACCTGGACAATCGACGCGGGCGTCGGGCCGGAGGATAACCTCGTTTTCATCACCTCCAAGGGTGAAATCGCGGTTTATATCGGCAATGACCCCACGATCTGGACGCTAAAAGGGGTTTACTACATCGGCCGCCCGCTGGGGGTAAAATGCCTCTGCAAATACGGCGGGGATTTGCTGGTTCTCACTGAAACCGGCGTTACTCCGCTGAGTACCGCGGTGCAATCTACCTCCATCGACCGGACGCGCCCGTTTACCCAGAATATCCGCTCAGTCTTCAACACCGCCGCGGAACAATTCAGCACGAACTTCGGTTGGCAGATGATCGTTGACCCGATTATCCCGATGGTTCTTGTGAACATGCCCTCCACGCCGGTTAAAAAGCAGGCGGTTATGCACTCCCAAACGGGCGCCTGGACTTTGTATTCCGGCTGGAATGCAAATTGTTTCGGGAGAATG